AGATAGTTTCTCCGGCATACGCTCCACTCTCCCAGCCATAATTAATAGTTATTGTTAAAGTATTTTCTGTATTTCTACAACTATCCCACCAGTCAACACCCATTGAATATCCCTGGCTGTCGCAGAAAAAATAACTATTATCAGTTCCTAATGTAGTCGTTCCGTTATAAACAGCGATAAATGGTGCGATATACCCTAAATTATGATTAATCTTAATATGAATAGTATCAGAAACAAATGTATGAGTTCCAGTTCCAGAACTAGTTATATCAACTACACTTCCTCCTGGAGTAAGAGACACTTGGAAATAGTAACCTCCATTATTGACAACATAGTATTCTGTGCCTTCGGATAGACCTCCTGGTAAAGTTCCATCGCTCGAAAGAGTAACAATATCTCCATTATTTAAACCGTGAGAACCACGAACTAATATATTTGAATCAGGGTCAACTATAAAAGTATTTGTGTTATAAGCAGGTATGGTTCCAGTTACGGAATATGAATTATATATTTTTAAGGTCTGAAATTTAGAACTATAAACCAAAAATCTGTCAGCACAATCCTTGACATTAAATCCTTTTTGTGAAACTGCTGAACCGAAATCCATTAAAATAAATCCTTACCGTATCCTATGAGAACCCGGTCATTAGCCCCATCATTGACATAGAATGTGCCTCGGATAGTTATATCAGTTATCAATTCGCCATCCATAATAAAATTACTTGGCATGCCAGAAGCGAATGATGTTAGTGCTTTCTTATTCTCTTCTGAATTTTCGAAAGTCAAAGGAGACTGCCCAAAAGCATCCAGCCCTCTCTGGAATAAGTCTAAATGCTGAGGTGTTTCAATAGTTTTCATGAGTGTACTTCAATGCCTTCGGGGAACTCTAGCCCGATTATCTTGGCTTGCCCCGTGGACACAGTCTCGGTCAACTTAAAATTGAAATAGTGTCCTGAAATATTATTAGTAATATTAACCACTTCTTTATCTATCTTCCCTAGAGGTTTCCAATCTGAGGCTTCGTGGGTAGTTCGGTACATAAGGGAGCCTTTGGAAACATTCTCAGTAAGAACATCAAAGTCAGAAATCTTTTTCTTCTTTCCTCTCATCCCGAAATCAATGTCTTGGGTTTCCATTGCGTAGGTAATACCGATTCCATCATCACTAAATCCGGTGTCTAGTTTCCTAACTGACCCATCGTTGTCGCCAATAACTGTGAAAACTTCTCCTTCATCATTAACATACTTAGCATGACAAGTGTGATGGGTAGGATACTTTCTTTCGTCCCAGGTATTCTGAAAGATGTTGTATTTTAGAGTTACGTTGGTATAAGTTTCACCGCTCATCGTGACAGAAGGAAACGAGAAGAAGATGTGCTCTTCGTCAGTACCAGCAGAGACCCAAGTCCAATCAGTACACGATTTGATGATTTTGTCAACCGTATAAGTAGAAATCTTTTTAGGTTTTCCTCCTTCGGTCGCCCAGGCTCCGTTTTCGTTTACGAAGAAACACATCCCCTGAGCAGTCACAATCGCCTCTTGAGATGGAGAGCCTTGATTAATCATGTCTTCCGGATAAGCGGAAGAACCATCATATCGTTTCATTGACCTCTTTTTAAACACTAATACATAACCGGGAACTTTTGCCAACCCGGTGATTCCTCCACCTCCGTCTTCTTGTTCAAAGACGATGAATTTTGCACCATCATCAGTGTTCCAACTAACAGATTTAGTGTTGTGATTGACGATGCTGGAAATATCTACTCTGTCAGGACTATTTGGCATACCAGCTACTAATACTCTGTCTTTAAATTCAATCGCATACTTTGCCGTTTGAGGCATATTATCTAGGTCGAAAACCCCACCTGTATCTACCCAAGAAGTCCCATTAAACGCTTTTGGCTGGTTGATTCCGTTTAATCTGAGACAACTATTAAGATATGTTAAAAACCTAGTTCTTAAACCTGTGTAATCAGCTACTGATGGACTAACAGAAGAACTGGGTGAAGATGAAGGGCTATAAGATTGCGGGGGACTGACTGATGGACTACTAGAAGGGCTGGCTGACGGGGAACTGGAAGGGCTAATTGAAGAACTCCTAGAAGGGCTAGCTGAAACTGAAACTGAAGGTGATAATGAGGGACTTATTGAAGAACTAGAAGAAGGACTTGCAGATGGAGATACGGAGGGTGATAGAGAAGAAGATATGCTCGGAGAGTTACTTGTTGAAGGACTGATTGAAGGAGAACCAGACAAAGAAATTGATGGTGAAATGGAAGGTGATAAAGAAAGAGATAGAGAGGGACTAATCGATGGGCTATATGAATTAGGGGGGCTAGTAGACGGACTGGTCGAAGAAGAAACTGACGGAGAGATTGATGGTGATTTTGATGTCGATACTGATGGACTGATTGAAGTAGATGGAGAAGTAGACTTACTAACCGATGGGGAGATAGAAACAGAAACAGGAGAAGTATCATCCTCCAGGCTCTTGGTCCCTGCCTCCACGTCATAAATATCCGTGTTTGACCCGTCAGAAATAGCGGCGAATAACTTGTCATTGGTTCCCAGAGAATCTCGGTAGTTATGTAAGCCTAGAATATCTTTCCCATCAATTATCTGCGAACCGATTATGGTCGTTCCTTTTCGAGATACCAAAGACCCCATCTCTTCGTCAGAGTTGAGGTTGAGACCGAGTTTAACGGAATTTTCAGGAGCGACAGAACTTTGGATGTCATTCCACGTCCCCTTAGAAAAATCCCGGTAAGATTTAAATTTCAATTTACCTATCATATTCTAACGGCGGCCACGGCCGCTATATAAAGCATCTCCTCTGGGACCAAATGAATTACGTTCTCCTGATTCTGATAAACGGGTAGCATCGTATAAAATTTCTTTAAACTGAAGATAAGAAGAATCTTTCATATCTTCCTTTCCTTTGTTCTCGATGAAACCTTTAATCTTCCATTTAAGATACTGAATCAACATATCAAACCTTGAACCAGGAATGGTGTCCATATCCGAATCTACGGTTACAATATCAGTATAAAAATCCATGATTAAATTCCTTCCTTCGTAATCGGAAGTGATGAAAGGGAATACGTAAATGTAACCATCAAAGATTGAATAGTATTCAGGGTCGTTTTCCTGGACTCCTTGGATGGCAGGAGAATCTACGGGGAGAGTAACGGTTATTTCAGTGGCAGCAACGGTGAGCGTGTTGGTCGAACGGGTATTAACGGTGTACTCGATAGTATATTTAGTCCCTGAAACATAAACATCAACTGAACCGGTGTCGTCTAAATCAGACGTGTCATCCAGTACTAATGATGTTGCTCCGGAAAGGGCTTCCGTAGCTACTTCGGTGTAGACAGTCCCCTCCATCGCCTGAACGTATTCAGAACGAGTCATCCAAATTAGGGGAAGTCCATCACCTACTCTGACGTTGATAACCGACTTGTTACTGTTCAAATCATAGGCCGTGGTTGGCATAGCAAATCTTCGCACTCCCATACTCATCGTTCCAGCAACATAATCAAATTCTTGGTACTCGTTCCAGGCTTTCAACTTCCCTCTAACGAGATGAAGCATCTGGTTCGTCCATCCGAATAGCATATTATAAGTTACTCCTGAGCTAAAATCCACTCCCAGTTCTTCCATGGCGGTGTTGATAGCGTAGCCTACGGTGTTTTCCGTCAGTCCAGCAAAAGGAGTTCCGTCTGTGTAATCAGAGTATGTGCCAGAAAGACTGTTTTTAAACCTAACAAAATAGTATCCGGTATTGTTGACTTCCTCATCATAAATCATCCATTCCTTTTCGGGGTCTATGGTTTTTAGAGAACCGAGGACAGATTTAGCTCCCGTAAGAGTAGTAGCTCTGGAAAATTCTAACTGGTCAAAAGGAACGATATAGACCGGAGAATCTTTGGGGTGGTCTTTGGAAAGAGTGGTAACGAGTGTAACCGTGTTTCCTGTCGGTGGAGTAGAGGCGTGGGTCAGAATAAGTTCCGTCCCTTCGTTGCCTATCTCTCCGATGATAAGAACCTGGTTGATAGAAAACTGGCTGGTGCTGTAGATGTCGATTGTTTGCGAACCACTAATAGCATCAACGTTAAGATTGGATTTATATCTTCCTAAGGTAAGTTGGGATAGGACAGCAGAGATAGGCTGGAGACCCATAAAGTTAATTTAAGAAATTATTTTATATTATACAATAAAAAGAAGTTTATACCAAATTCACTTCCAATTTTGTGTGTAAAGATTATTAGGTGTTTTTCTTTCGAGTTCGAAACTCAAGGCTACTTTTACTAAAATTATGCAAGCTAACACGATTCCTAAAAGGACGGCTAAAATACAAAATTCAATTTTTATAAATTTTTGTTATGGATTAATACGGCTTACCAAGTGCTACTCGATTAGGAGTGCGTTAGATAAGGAGCAGTATAAATTTCCCAATTAAACCTGCATAGATGTGCATAGATGTGCCTATGTAGCCTTAATTGGAGCCAGAACTTTTTGAGTTCTGGCGAAGCCCGAAGTGATGTTACACATTGGGCGTGATAGGGACAGGCTGATGACAGACAGGACATTGACCGACAAAAACAACGTAGGGGTAAAACAGGGTGTAAATCTGATTGCAGTGTCGGAGAGTTCCTCTAAACTGCTCCGAATCGTTGCTCTTTTCCGCAAGAACAGGTAAAGAGGTAGGACTTTTTGCCTTTTTCTGTTGAATAGCCACGGTACACCAATCTTTCTCCGCAACAGTTACTGCGGCGGTGGACAGTGTTGGCCTGAAAGCCGACCGGAATCTTGAATTGAGTCTCGCAGTTAACGCAACTGACGAGACACCTTTCCTCTCCGTGATTCGGTGTTTGACAAGCGGGGCATTGGACTAAACACATTTCTCCCCTCCTTCAGATGGACACATCCCGTGTGTCGGTTTTGACGTTTTCAAAACCCATGGTACTTGCCGTCAGAAACCTCCTGATGTTTTTTGAGACAATACATCGAGGGCTCCTAGATAAAGTAAAAGGGAACCTCCCAGGGAATCTCCGTATAGAGATAAAGCAGGATAAGAATGTCCATTAACTCCTCCCACAGAGTATCTGTTCGGGACAGATACGGCAGTCAGGTTGGTCACAAAGTAAACAATCCAATGGCTCGTCTAAAACGACAAGCCCCAATTCGGGGGTGTCTTCGATGATATTTGCCTTAAGAAGACAACATTCCATATCCAGGCATACACGAGGACGGTCGCTTAAACTCACCCAGCAATCAGATTTACACATTGCTCTTCCTCCCCGGTTTGAATTTAGGAATAGGTTTCCATACCAATAGGATAAGACAAATTGTTACCCAAATCATCTCCTTCTCCTTTTAAATAACTATTTCTTCTTGTTTAAAGCAAATCTTCTTGGGTTTTTTCCTGACGGAACAGAGGGAGTATCCTTGATTTTTATGCCTGGCTTCAACTTGACCCCTCCTTTAAGTTTAATCTTCATTTGTTATTTCAAAAAATTTATCGTTATTAGACGAAATTGATTCATTTATTAGATTCTTGGTGTCGTTTTGTATATCAGTCTTCACACTTTTCATAAAGTAGTAACCTAGAACTGGCAGTAACACAGTGGAAACAAAAGTTATAACAACCCAAGCACCCAGTAGATAAGCCTTCCACAATTTAAGACCGGTGACATCTCCGTTGGTGTGGTCTTGTCTGGACATGATGCTATTGTGTTCAGTGGTGTTTTCTCTATGATTATTCTCAACTATACATTTGAGGTTTTCAATCCTCTCTATAATCACACTCAAATTATCATTTGCATTCTTTATCATTTCTAATGTTTCAGGAGAGGGGGATGAATGTTCCTTTCCTATTTTAATTCCCTTATTGATTAATGTAATTTTTTCGTCATCGTTCATTGTGTGTTTGTGCATTACTTGATTTTCAAATATCCTCTGACTCCAATGATTAAAATTCCGACCAAAACTAAAACAATGCCAACAGTTATGTTAGCATCCATTTTTTCAATCCCTGATGACAAGGCTCCAATTCCTATGACCAATAATGTCTCTTTGTAGGTTGAATTCATATTATTTAATACCAATTTTTAACGTAGGTCTAAAGTTTTCCGGTTTTCCAAATTTTGGAGTTATCTTAATGGGCTTCACCGTTACTTTACCATAAAAACGGCAAACTGTAAAGTGAGGCTTAAATCCTCCTTGCATAGGGCTTGGAGAGACAGAGGGGGAGAGTGATGGAGAAACTGATACACTCATTGAGGGGCTTTTGGAAGGTGACAGTGAAGGTGAAAGGCTAGGACTTCTCGATAAACTTACGCTCGGAGAGGAACTAGAGCTAAGACTCACAGATAATGATGGGGATGATGAGAAGGAAAGGGAGGGTGAGAGAGAAGGTGAGATGCTTGTTGACGGCGAAACGGACGGAGAAAGAGAAGAACTAATACTAGGGCTGATTGAAGTTGAAGGCGAGGAGGAAGTGCTTAGTGAGCGTGAAACGCTTGGGCTTATAGAAACACTAGCAGAAGGACTTAGAGACGGGCTAATCGAGGTGCTAGGAGAGACGCTCGGAGAAAGTGAACGGCTTAAGCTGGGTGAAGCACTGGGGCTTTTCGATATTGAAAGACTTGGTGAGAGAGAAGGTGACTTTGACGGAGAAACTGAGGTACTGGGAGAGACACTGGGACTCGCACTCAGAGATAAGGAAGGAGATTTGGAAGGGCTGACAGACAGGGAAATACTTGGTGACATCGACGGACTAAAAGATGAAATTATTGATGGCGAAGCAGATGGAGATATGCTCGGCGAAATTGACGGTGATAAAGATAATGAAACGGAAGGAGAAATACTCGGAGAAATACTCGTCGAAGGAGAAACTGACGGAGAAACTGACAAAGACACCGAAGGAGATGCACTCAGAGAAACTGAAACCGAAACGCTCGGACTTTTGGAGGGACTTAAAGACAAAGAAAGACTAGGAGACTTCGAAGGTGAAATTGAAGTCGAAGGTGAGACGGAAGGAGAGGCACTTGGAGAAAGAGATGGGGACAGCGATAAACTTAAACTAGGACTAATAGAAAGAGAAACTGAAGGACTAAGACTCGGACTTAGAGATGGAGAAACAGACGGGGATACAGAGGGTGAGAGAGAAGGTGAAGCACTTTCGCTCGGTTCTGGCCAGATACATGTGTATATTGATGATATTTCATCATCGCTCAAAGCTCGGTTAAAGATAGCTACATCATCAATCATTCCGTTTCCGTAGTAGGCATTATCTCCACCTTTTCCTATCCCAAAAGAATTGCCAGCTGATGAGTTAACTGAACCTGTCGCATCGGCCTGGTCTGTTTTTGTTCCATCTACGAATATTGATATTATATTCGTATCAGCATCAAACCTGGCTACAACGTGGCTCCAAACACCATCAGCAAGCGGATTGCTCGACCGGACATAATCCGTAGCTCCTGCTCCGTAAAATCTAGCTTGAATATTACTTGAAGGACCTTGCTGGATATAAAATCCAGTATCAAGTGAGGAGGAGGTTTTTCCTATTATTGCTGTCCAAGCGGTAGCGATACTGGCTGGTTTATACCAAAAACTTATCGTCTGGCTTCCTGAAATGTTAAGGTTCGCACAAGACGCTCCTGCTATATCTAAATACTTGGCTGTTCCGTCAAAAGTCGGGGCATTGCCGAACTTACCAGCGGAAAAGGCTACGCTTCCGGTATTAGTTAAATCATAATTATTCGGCCCGGAATCATTAGTATCAGATAATCTCCAGTAACCCTGTAGATTGGCGTCTTCATAAAGAACCGTTGAAAATAGTTCGCACGGGTCAGCTGACGGACTAACACTCGGACTGATTGATGAGGATAAACTAGGAGACAAAGAAGGAGAAAGTGAAGGTGAAGCACTAACAGAAATCGAAGGAGATGCACTGGGAGAAATGCTCGTGCTTATGGACGGCGAAATAGATGTCGAAGGCGAGACAGAGGGGCTTGCTGAAATGGATAGGGATGGACTTGCGGAAGGGCTTCTTGATAAGGAAAGACTGGGGCTAGCTGAAGGGGAAATTGAAGGACTTATGCTAGTGCTAGGAGATACTGATGGTGAACGAGATGGTGATTTTGAAGGTGATTCGCTTGGTGAAATGGAAGGTGAAGCAGAGGGTGATTTTGATGGACTAATCGAAGTTGACGGTGAGACAGATGGGGATGCGGACAGAGAAAGTGAGGGGCTTTTTGAAGGCGATAAACTCGGTGAAAGACTGGGAGATTTTGATGGCGAGAGTGACGGAGACCCAGAAGGACTCATTGAAGGTGAAGCTGATTCCGAAGGTTCTCCTCCTGCTGTATAGGTGGCGTAGACAGTAAATGCCCCTGATGATTCTGAACCATCGGTAGGGTCAGTAGGAGTAGTATAGTTATTAGAATCATCTATAAACCTAGTTCCAACCCCAATATCATAAAAAAGGGTCGGGGGAGGACCAGAAGCATTATTTAGAGCACAACAATAGTAATCAGTAGATGCATTTACGTTTGGCTTAGAAGAATAATTCACAGTATACGTCGTCTTACTGCTATTAAGTGAACCAGCGGGAGAAGTTCCACTTCCGATTATTTTTTTATCACTTTTCAATACCAATACCCCCTTAAAACTAATGCCAGAACCATATTGTGCTATAACTGATATGGAATCAACTGACCCAGAAGAAGCTGGGGTTCCTATAGCACCATATAAATACGAGCCACTCCAGGAAATCCCGTTCGCTCCCGCTCCAGTATAACCAAACGTCAATCCTGCGGCGTGTCTGACTGGATAAACTGCCTTGTCTAAAAAATCTTGCGGAATAGTAACTGATAAAATTCCTTTTTCCGTATCGACATTCAAGTCTCCCCATATCCAGGCTCCGCTTGCGTCCTCAATTCTCGGTCTAAAGATATGCCCGACTTTTCCGCATTTATATTCTTTTCCCCCAGTCCAGTTTGTTTTTGGAGTTTTGGCGTAAACCGCATAAGAACCTTCCACGTTTTCAGGTCTTGAGGCACCTTCGGTAATTTCTTCAGGAGTGAGAGCGGGCTGGTAGAAATACGATACATCCTTATCAACGATTGACATTTGCACCACATTTGAATCGGGCTTGCTCAAAAATACCACTTCCATTTCTTTCCCGCCTTCCCCCTCTAAAACATCATAAAACCGAGTTTCAATATTCCCCTTTCTCCAAACAATATGGTCGGCTTCGGTAGAAACTTCTGCGATTCCTTTTTCATTTTCAATGAGCCTAAAAGAAACATTAGCTTCGTTATCTTCTGGCGAATCGCCCCAACGGCAAATCTTCATTTGGTTCTGAAACTTGGTCGGATCTTTCGTATCTCCAACTTCGCAAACTACTAAATCCTTGGGATTGTCTTTGGCAACCTGAACAAAACTATCATTTAGGATAGTATATTTTTCTGAAACTTCTCTGGATAATTTTGATTCATCAATGGTCGGCATAAAAATTCTTCTAATTGCTTTTGCGTATTATTCTTGACTCCATACTTTTTGTGAAATTCCTTATGGGCTTTTTCCGATAGAGTGATTCCATTTGAAACTTCAAATCTCAATTCGGGAAAGTCAGAAAAGTTTTTAATATGGTGTGGGTGTAGAATTACTCTTTTTCCAGTTCCTTTGACCGCTTTCAGTCCATACTTTTGACAGACATATTTATCTCTTTCAAACACTCTTTTTCTCCAGAGTCCAAAATCTACTCCCAGTCTTATTCTTGTGTTTACTGATGATATTCCACCCCTCCATAAATAACTTTTTTCTCCTTTGTGTGAATTGCTTATTTTTCTCCGAGTTTCCTCTGATAAGTTCCAATGTTTTCCAAGAGAGCGTTTATTGTTTTTGGCTTTTTCGCACATTCCTCTCCTCACCTCGTCCGATATGTTCTTTTTCTTTCCTACCTGCTTAACTCTCATTTTTTCTTTGGCTTCATCTGACCAGTGTTTCCCATAATTCCAATGTCTTTTGCCTGAGTTTGCTAAACCGATTTTCTTCTTGATTTCTTCTGATAATTTTATTCCTTTATGAGCTAATCCTAATTTCTTTCTATGTTCTTCTGTTCTGGGTGGCATTACCCTGCCCTTGCTGGTTAAACCAATTTTTCGCTTATGTTCCTCGGTCTGCTTGTATCCTTTTTTAGGCATAATTATTAGTTAAT